TGCAGACGCAGCTCCAGGTTGGTGGAGAACTGGGTCGTGAAGAGTTTGAAGAGGTTCTCGGACATAGCCGTGTCTCCTGCTAGGGGTTAAAGGCGCTACTCTTTGGCCTTGTCCAAGCGGGGGCCGAACATTTCGGCGGGCGGCCCTTTAAAGGGGCTTGTGTCCTTCATCCGAGACTTAGGGCGTCCAGCGGTATCCTTGCTGGCCGAACAACCGCTCCCTGCTTCCGCCCGGCCCGAGGGCCTGCTTGTTCAGCCGGGGAGCGCCCGGTGCCTCTGATGCCTGTCCTAGATACACCCTCGAATTACGGGTGTCAACTCAGTGGTGCATCTTTTTTAGGGTCAGGGCCAGACGGGCGCGCTTGCCTGCGGTTCCGCTGTCGTGCTTGTGCTCCTGCTCGTACTTCGAGTTGGAGACGCCCTCGCGCTTTGCGGCGGCGGTCATTGCGCCGGGGTGCTTGATGGCTCCCGCGATCCAATGCTTCTTCACTTCTGGCCTCCTGTGGCCTGCATCTGCTTCTTTAAAGCATCCATCTTGTTCTGCCAGTCGCCGTACTGGAGGGCGTTGGGCGGCCCGTCCTTCTGGAGCTTGGCGAGCTGCTCGGCGGCGCTCATCTGGGCGTTGGCCTTGGCGAGCGCCTGCGTCGCAGGTGCCAGCGGGTTCATCGGGGATGAGGCGATGCTGTTGTTGATGCCGTTCCTGATGTAGTCCAGGAGGCTGTTTCCCGATGAACCCGGCATGGCGTTATGCGGCCCTCGACGCTTCGGTGTCGTCGCCGACCATGATCTTCAGGAGGTCGGACATCTCCCGGTTCGCCTGAACGTCGCCGTTCATGTAGCGGGCGACCCAGCCCTTGTCGTTCATCAGCTCGGCCTTGCGCGTGGCGGCCTGCTCCTGGGTCATGATGCCGCCGGGGCCACCGGGACCGTTGCCGCCGTTGCCGACGAACTTGGCCTCACCGTTCAGCTCACCGACGCGGCGCATGGCCTCCATGACCTTGGCGTAGCCGACTTGGTTCTCCAGGCCTTGGACCTCCTCGGGGGTGAGGCCGAGGGCCGCCGCGCCGCGCTGGGCGATGGCGAGGTTGATGGCCTTGTTCTGCCCCCAGTTCTTGTCGAGCGCCGCGTGCTCTTCCGCCAGCTTGGCGGTGCGTTCGGCGGTCTCGGCGGCAGCGCCGCCCTCGACGTACTTGATGAACTCGGGGGCGAGCTGGGCGACGGCGGCCTGCGGGATGCCTGCTTTAAAGGCGGCCTCGCGGAGCCAGTTGCCGAACTCCGGCCCGGCTTCGGTGCCATCGGCGAACTTCAGCTCGGGGAGCTGGTAGCCGGTCGGGGCGTCGGGAACGCCGATCTTGGTGCGGAAGGTGCGAAGCCCCGCCTCGTCGGCGGCGTCCTTCGGGAGGTGAACCACGCGGTCGGCGGGGACACCGATGAACTTCTCGGCCTCGCGATGCGCGGCGATGGCGGCGAGCGCCACTTCGTTGGCGGGCTTGTCGTGCCAGCCCTTGTTCTGGATATGGCCGATCAGCTCGGCGTCCGCGCCCTTGTACCACGCGTCCGCGCCACCACCCGTGCCGCCGTCGCCTGTTCCGCCGCCCGTGCCACCGCCGGTCCCACCGTCACCAGTGCCGCCTCCCGTGCCACCGCCGGTCCCACCATCGCCGCCCTCGGGGGCGAAGGCAACCATGCTGCCACGGGTCATCAGATCGAGTACGCTCATGTTCAGTTCTCCTTATCGCCGAGATCGGCGGGGTTGAGTTGACGCCCAGCGTATATCTCATAGAGCTGGTCGGGCGTCAAGTTGAGATGCTTCTGGATGCGAAGCCACACCTCGCGCCGTCCGACGAGAACGTCGGACAGGCGGGGATCGGGGTTCCAGGTGTTCTCGTCGGCCCGGCAGAACTTGGCGAGGTCGTGCAAGACGCCCTGGCCAGCCGGGCTGGTGAACGCGAGCTGGTAGTCGATCTTGCGGCGGCGCAAGAAGTCCCAGGTCGCCCGGATGGGGTTGCTCATGGGTTGAGCCTCAGACGTTGCTCGCGCAGGGCGTCCTCGAAGGTGCGTCGCCCTGTGCTCCCGATCTTTAAAGCGTCCGGGGGCGTGTGGCGAAAGGTCTCGATGGCTTCGCGGGTCTTGTCCGCGTCCTCGGGATCATGGGTCAGGCCGCCCGCGTGGGTGGCCGTGCTGCCGACGTAGCGACGGATGATGCCCGTCTCCGTGTCGAGGGCTACCAGAACTGTCATTGACCGGTCTGCGCTCCTTGGGGCGGTCCTTGCTGGGCGGGGATGCCCGCCTGGGCCTGGGCCGCGTGTGCCTTCATCAGCGCCGCCGCTGCCGGAGCAGCCTGCACTTGCTGCTGCTGCTGGGCCGCTTGGGCGCGGTTCTGACGCTTCGCCGCGACCGCCTTCGGATCGCTCATCCAGCTCTCGGGCACCGCCTGAATGTAGCCGATGTCCGGGATCGCGGTGTCGAAGTCGAAGTTGTCCATGATCGAAACGTCTTGCGTCACATTGACGATTTGCGTCGCCATGTCAACCGCCCGCATGAAGCCCGCCGCTTCCTGGGCTCGCTGAGCGCGGGCCAGGGGGCTGGTATAGTTCACGCTGTAGCCGCCCTGCATCTGCTGGAGGATCGGCGGCATGGGCGGCAGCATCCCCATGTAGGCGAGGAGGTCCAGCTCACGGTCAATCATCGGCCCAAGGTACTCGGACTGCTGGCGGCCCAGCGTCGGCGCGATCAGGATGCCCTTCTCGTTCGTGCGCTCGATCACCTCGGTCGCCGACATCTGCGGGCTCTCGGTCAGGATTTGGAAGAGCGTCACAAGGAACACGTCGTTGATGAGGTTCCGCTCCTCATCCATCATCTCCTTCGTGACCTGGATCGAGCCGGTCGGCAGGATGCCCACCAGGGGCTTGCCGTCCGCCGTCATGCCGCCCTTGTTCATCGCGCCGGGCGTCATGTTCACGTCGATCAGGCCATCGTCGGCGGTGAGGAGCACGGGGTCCCCGGCGCGGTGGCCCTGCTTCAGGAACACGCGCTTCTCGGCGTTCAGGGTCTTCAGGGCGGGCAGGACCATCATGGCCGGGCTGCGCCCATAGACTTCCATCGGGGCCTGCTCGTAGCGCGAGATCGCCAGCGGGAAGCTGTGGTAGCCACCCTTGCCGAGGATCGTCTGCCCTTCGATGCTGACGTAGTACGAGGTGAACTTCATGCCCTTGAGGCCGAGGTAGTTCTTCTCGTAGTCCTGGTTCGGGGCGACCCGGTGCAGGAAGTTGAACTTGGTCTGCGACTGCTGTTCGAGCGCGGGCTCCAGCGCCGCCGGGAGCTTGTCCCGACCGAACTGCTGGACCGCCTGGAGGGCCGTCAGACGGAACCACCGGATGAAGCCGTCCACGAGGCCCTGGTGGTTCTCGCGCAGGAACAGCTCGCCCAGCGGGATGGCCTTGTAGCGTAGGCCCTTCACGAGGTTGCCGCCCGCATCGCGGGCTTGGTCGATCAGGACGCCGCCGGTCCCGAAGGCCCCGAGGCTCTGGAACTGCTGCTGGTTCTGGGAGGCGAAGTTGGCGAGCGGAGCGTACCGCTCTTTAAAGAGCGTGCGCGTGCCCTGCTCGAACCAGAGGCGGGCGTCGCGGTTCTTCTGCACGTCGTCGTTGTCGGAGCCCAGGCCGTGCCACACCATGTTGCGCGGGGTGAGCAGGCTGTCGCAGATCGCGCCGAACCTGTTCAGGGCGACCATGCCGGTCGCGTCGATCTGCTGCTGGGTCTGCTTCGTACCGGGCCAATTGAAGTTCCCGTAGAAGAAGGTGTTGCGATAGTTCGGGAGGATCAGCGCCGCGACCTCTTCCCATTGGCCAGCGAACGTGTTCCTCCAGAGTTGCATCTGGCCGAACTCCTGCATGCACTCGGCGAGGATTTTGCTGTCCTCATCGCTCATGGAGTAGTTGTTGTTCTCAGCCACGATACGGCCCTCCTTGGACCATGGGTAGACGTTGGACGGCGGTCAGGGCTTCTCGGGTTGCTTTGCAGTCCGGGCACGTCACGGCCATGATATGTGGGCTCGACACTAGCACACCGCCAGTCCGCTTGTCTAGCCCGCAGGCTGTCTCGGGAAAGCCGGGCCGCAGGTAGTGGGTGCTCACACCGCTTTCCCGAGCAGCATGTCCGCCGCGCCGTACTGCGCTTCGTTGCCCTCGGTCAGGCCCATCAGCTTGCGGCGCTTGGCGAACTCCTCGGCGGACGCGTCGTCCTGGAGGTTGTTGCCCAGGCCGGGGAGACCGAGCATCTGGCTGGCGTTGGCCGCCACGCCGGACGGCATCTGGAGCTGGGTGGTGCCCAGCATGGAGTTGGCGTCGAGCGGCATGTTACGACTTCGTGGGGACCGTGATGCACTGGAACACGTAGCCCTGGACCTCGGGGTCCTTGTCGGCGATGGCGCGTTGCTCAGCCACCTTGGCTTGGCAGGCCTCCATGCTCGGGGCTCGCACCAGGGCCGAGAACGGCTCCCGATCCACGGACGAGAAGAAGGTGACGATGGCGAGCAGAACGATCATGGCGGGCTCCTGTGTTGAGATCGACACATGCACCTAGAACAGATCGAAGTCAACCCCCTGCGCGATGCCCCCGTTCTTGGGTCGCACCATCCCGCCGCCCGGCCCCAGCGCCACGGCGCGGCTGAACCGCTTCATCATGATCGCCTTCTGGAGTGCCGACAGAATGTCGTCGTTGACCTTGACGATCTGGCCGTCCTTGCGGTGGTAGAGATCGAACTCCTCCCAGAACTCGCCCAGGTGGGCTGGAGCTTTAAAGCGCCCGGTGGTGATCCGCTCCTGCATCTCCATGATCGCGGCCTCCGTGGACACGCCGCCCTCCGGCCACGTCGCGTGCTCGGGCAGCATGAGCAGGCCACCCTGCTTGCGGTAGGAGGTGGCGAGCGTGTCGCCGGTCCCGTCCTTCGACCGCTGGGTGCCGTCCTGCGGCCAAGCCACGGGGACGTTGCGCCCGATCTGCTTCATCTGGTAGGCGTGCTGGAGCGGCAGCGCCCCGGCGACCCGGTGCGTGAAGTGGAGGTGGATCACGTCGTTGTCCTTGTCCCACACGATCAGCGCGGCGGCGAAGGGATGGTCGATGCCAAAGTCGATCCCCCACAGCTTGGTCCAGTAGGCCGGGATATGCGACAGCGCGGGCTCCAGCATCATCTCGTGCGGGTAGGGGAAGATGCGCCCCGAGCCCATCATGGGGATGCCCCTGGCGCGGGCGTCGCGCTCGTGGACCGGCCACGCGTCGATGATGGCCTGCCGGTCTTCCGGCGGGATATGCTCCGCGTCGTCGATGGTCATGATGACGTGGGCGCGGGCCGCGCTCGGCTCCTGTAGGAACTTGCGGACAACCTCGGACATGCCCTGGAGCGGGGTGAAGGTGGTGAAGACCATGCCCTTCGTCGCGGTGGTCCGCGTCACGATCTCGGAGTAGACATCGGCGGGCGGCTCCTCGTCGCACCAGTCGAAGTCGATGGGCTCGCCCTGGTGCTTCTTCTGGCCCTGCTCGTAGGATTTAAAGGTCATGGTGCTCACCCCGTCCGGTGTGCAGTCGGGGCGGTAGTGCTTGACCTGGATCGTGTCGTAGGCGTCGGTCACGCCCCTGGCCAGCGACACGTCCACGAAGTCCTCCTTCGGGATGAAGCCGGTGCCAAAGTCTTCCGCCACGCCCGGCGGCCCGCACAGCTTCTTCTGCTGCACGTCGCGCACGAGGAGCGAGGTCTCGCCGTCAGCCCAGGCGCGGGTGGGGCGGTCCCACTTGCGGCCCGGCCACCAGTCCGGGTAGCGCCCGGTCAGGTGCATGGCGCTCTCGAAGCCACCCGTGTCCGACTTGCCGTTCTGGTTCCCCGCCATGAGCAGCCGCTCACGCGTGGTCTTGCCCAGCGCGATGAACTCCATCTGCTTGGGGTAGGGATGCCAGAACTCGAACTTCCTGAAGGAGCGGCGGTTGGCCGCTACCTCCAGGGTGTCGATGAGGGCCTGTAGTTTCGGGTTGTAGCTGGCCACGGCTTAGAGGTGGGTCTTCGCCTCGTCCACCAGCTTGTGGGCTTCGGCGACGGCGGCCCGGTATTCGGCCCCGGCTTCCTGCCGCAGCTTCTCGGCCTCGGGCGTGAAGTGGGTCTCGACCCAGTGGTCCACGCTGGAGGTCCAGGCTTCGAGCTTGTGCTCCAGGTCGTCCGCCGCAGCGTGCAGCTTCGGAGCCAGCTCCTTGGCCTTCTCCGAGATGGTGCCCTCGGCGGCGATGGCGAAGTTCTTCAGCTTCTCGATCAGTTGAACAGTCATGGTATCTCCTTTAAAGCTTCGGGTTGCCAGTGCGGTCGGCGACCGACTGGTAGAGTTGGTGCGCGGCATAGTAGGACCCGAGGGTCTTCACCCGGTCGCCGCGCGCCCCGAGCGATATGGCCGCCATGTCCAGGTTCGCGGCAGCGCGCTCCAGTTCATGGGCTTCGATGGCGAACTCCTCGCCGATCTTCTTCGCCAGCGCCCGGCACTCCGAGCCCAGCTTGGTCTGGGGGGTCTTCCCCTTGAATGGTCCGGTCATGTGTGAGCCTTTCCCTTCTGCGGCGGCGGGTAGTTCGCCATCCGTTTGCCGACGCTCCGGCTCGGCTTGTGGTAGGTCCCATCCGCGAACCGGCGCTTGCCGTTCGGGTCGATCCCGTAGGTGGAGCGGTAGTCGCTCTTGCGTGCGCTCATAGCAAGTCCTCCAATCCGGCAGACGACATAGCCGGTTCCTCCGGGGCTGTCAAGGCGGGGACCATCTGCTCCGCATGATCTGCGGAGGTTACGTCCTCAAACTCCGCATCCACATACTCGACCCCCGCCGACCCCAGGAGGGTCTTCGGGTCCAGACCGAGCCGCCGGGCGAGCGCCACAACCTGCTTGACCTGTTCGCTCTCCGTGACCGTGACCTTGTGGTTGTGCTCCACCTGGAGCGCGGCGATCATCCCGTTCTGGGCGAGCACCCGTTCGATGGCTTTAAAGTGATCCTTGTGTGTCGGGTCCTCGACGATCTGCATGAGCCGCTGCACGGCCTTGTATCCGGCGATCCTGAACCGCTCTTGGGCCAGCTCACGCATCGCCTCCTGGACATCGGGATCGTGGACGTTCCGATAGCCCGCCTGCTTGCACGCGTGGGCGTGGTCGCCCTTGCCCTGGCCGTACCCGGCGCGGCGCGCGGCGGCGCTGGCGTTCTCATCTCCCGCCTCCAGGTACGCCATGACCCACGCCCGCTGGATTGGCGAAATCTTGGCGAACGCCGGGGTCATGCCCGGATCGTCCGGGATGGGCGGGTAGAACTCGGGGAGGTGCGCTTCGGTGTCCATGGTGACTAAGATAGACTGGCGTTCCCAGAAGTCAAGCCGAAATTTTTCAATGTTGTCAGTGGGTCTACCCTGGTCTACTCGGATTTCCGAAATTTTTCCGACGCCGCGTGCTAGGACGTTGGGAGGCATACACACGCGGACGCGCAAACCAAGACCCACCCGGCACCCCCACCGGTCTTACACCTGTAAACTGGAGGGCCTTTTACAACTGTAAGACAACGGACGCGTAGATTACACCTGTAATGCGAGTTTACAGTTGTAAGGTCAGAGCATGCGCTGTGCCATCGCTCCCGATAGGAGCGCATTGCGTGGGCGCTTACCCGTTCGGGTATGTCTAGCGGATCGGGTAGATATAGCAGGGGCGGCATATGCCAAATCGGGTATATAGCGGCGTTGACGTTTCGTTAGGGATTTGCTAGGATACTGGCGTTGTCACAAGCAACGGAGCGACCTATGAACACCTCAGTTACGCGGCCCGGCCACATGGTTCCGGGATGGCCCAAGGGCGTTGAGGCTTGGGCCGATCTGCCCGACCCTCGCGAGCAATGCGCGGCCTTCGATAGGGCGTGCGCTGCGGAAGAGGCGGAGGGCAAGCGCCAAGTGCGCTTTGCGGCTCTCGCCCTGGCGGCATCGCTCGGGCTCTTCGTGGTTTGGCTGGCGCACGTCTGGCCCAGCTAGACCACAAGCCAAGGTGAGGTAGGCCCTCACCATAGCGAGCTTTAAAGCTCCCATGCCCGGAGGCGGAAACGCTGGCCGGGCATAAGGCGTGCGGGCGCATCCCGCGCCTCGCTCTTTGACATCGTTAGGAATGAACATGAGCAAGCAAGAGTTGCGTGCGGCCCTTGACCGTGCGCGCCAGAACACCCGCGAAGCCAATGCCGCCTACAAAGCGGCGTGGCGCAAGGACCCTGGCCCGCGCGGCTATCGCAAGTTCGATGAGGCTCTAGAAGCCCTTCACCAAGCGGAGGCCAACGAACGCGCCCTAGAGGCGGAGCTGGCGGAATGAGACGGGTTCTCCCGCCCATCCCCGCTATCCACGTCTCGCACCATCAGGTGAGCAAGATAAAGCACTTCGTCAAATGGGCTCTGATCCATGCGGCGCTTGTGCTCTTCTTCGCTGATCTGCTCGCGTGTCTCTGGCCAGCCTTCGGGCAAATGTGGTCAGGCCCCGTGCAAAAGGTGGGCGTGGCAATCGCGGCTTTCTTCGCATGCGTCGCCGAATACCTATACGACGACGAAGAGCTGAAGAAACACGTCAAGGAAGAGGTCTAGCAATGGACCCCAATCCTTATGAAATCGAAGAGCTAGAGAGCGAAATAGAACTCTATCTCGACGAAGCCTGCGAGGTCGAATGTGAGCGCGTCATGTATGCTCACGAATACAGGGAACCGCACGATGGAAACTAAGCTGAACCTCTATCAATTCAATCTGCCCACGAACACTAACGCGGGGCTCTCTTACGAGAAGGCCCGCAATGACTGGGCGGCCAAGGCGCTAGAGCTGGCGGGAGGCTATACCCTCCTTCCCGGCTTCGCCTTGGGCTTCTGGAAGGCTCCGGGCTCGCCCCGCATCTACAAGGACACTATCGCGGTCTATCAGGTCGCGTGTGTGTCCCGAGTGGCCGGGTTGCTCCTGGCGGAGTTCTGGAAGCTCTTCCCGGATCAGGAAGCGGCCTTCATGGCTGACCTTGGCCCGGCTTCGATCATCGACCGCCCGGCGCAAGCTGACGCGGCCTAGGAGCGGTTTCGCCCGCGACTAGCTTTAAAGCGGATGCTCCCTCTAGGAAACTAGGGGGAGCTGAAGCTTTGCGGGGCTCGCCCCTCGCGGTATCCTGCGGCCAGCAAGAGCGGAGCTGTGGTTTACCCTCTTGACAAACCCTAATTCCCATGGTATCGTCCGCAGGACGGCGACCCGCAGGGAGCGGGGCCTTAGCGGCATTCGATACCTAGCATATGCCCGATTTGGTAAGTCTATCAAAACGGCTAGAGAGAGCGGATTTGACAGATTTACCCAATCGGACTATATAGCCCGGTTGGAATGGAGGTATCACTTATGTCAACTCATCTCACAGAGCCAAACGTCGGCTCTGGCCCCTATAACGTCGAGCATGACGAGGCGGACAGCTTCTATTATTTGACGCTGCACGGGACCAGGACTGGCAAGAGCTACCCGCTGGGCAAGACCGCCTATCGGACGGCTCGCAAGCTCAACGACGAGCACACGGGATCGGCGGAAGCCGAACCGCCCGTGTTCCTCGACGATGCGCCGGAAGCTCCCCAGCCTCCTAAGGCGAAGCCCAGCAAGCCCAAGGCTCCCAAAGAGCCGAAGGCCGCGCCGGTCCCGCCCACGGGCTCCAAGACGTTCACCTTTAAAGCCGATGCGGTCTATGAGGGCACGCGCGAGGAGTGGCTGAACGATTTCGTGAAGGCGGCTCGCCCGATCTTCGCGGAGCGCGGCTTCACCATCCCGGAAAAGGTCCGCGTCTCCGTGGGCTTCATGAAGGGCGGGCGCAAGGCAATCGGGCAATGCTGGAGCGACAAGGCGTCCGAAGACGGGACCTTTGAAATCTTCGTCATCCCGACGCTCGACGACAGCGCCCGCATCGCGGACGTGGTGACGCACGAGCTGGTCCATGCGACGGTCGGCATCAAGGACAAGGGCAACAACCACGGGAGCGACTTCCGCAAGGTCGCAACCGGGGTCGGGCTCGAAGGCAAGATGACCGCCACCACGGCGGGCGACGGCTGGCGCGAATGGGCCGAGCCGATCCTCGCCGAGCTGGGGCCGATCCCTCACGCCAAAATCAACCCCGGCCTGAGGGGCGGCAAGAAGAAGACGTACCTCCTCAAGGGCACATGCGACGCCTGCGAGCTGGTGCTGCGGATCACGGCAAAGCACGCCAACGGAAAGCGGCTCATCTGCCCTGATGCGGACTGCGGCGGCAAGCTCGATATCGAGGGAGCCGAAGACCTAGGGGAGGGTGACGGAGAATGACGCTCGCGGACCTTCACCCCCGCCTTAGGCGGCACAAGGTCCAAGAGGCTCTAGGAGCGGCCCTTCGGCAGATCGAAGGGCCTACCTCCACCTCCGACCTAGTGAAGCGCGTCTCTGTGATCCTTGGCACGCCCAAGGAGACCGGAGCAATCGCGCGACTGATCGGCGAACTGGCCCCAAGCCACCCCCTGGCGAAGGAGACCGGCGAGACCTTTCAGAAGTACGGGCGCACCATGAAGCGCCGGGAATGGTTCCCGGACCATGGCAAGCGCACGTCCAAGAGCCGGGTAGTCCTCGACCCGGATGAGCTGGCGCGACGCCGCGCCGTGATCGCCGCACACGAGGAGGCGGACGAATGGTCGATCCCGGCTGAGCCGGAATTTTTGGAGGACTAAGAGCGATGAGCAGGACCTTTAAAGCACTGGTAGTTTCCGCCGAGGAGCTGAGCGACAGCGACGACTTCACGCAGATCGTGACCGTCGTTGACGGCGTGGCGTGGGAGCTGGATAGCTCGCTGAGTGCGCTCCGCAAGGACGCGGCGGGCTACCGCATCTCCAACGCGGCCAACCGTACCGGCGGCCAGAACTACATCAAGGGCGAGCTGGAGACCGCCTACGGGCGGGCCAAGGAGCTGATGGAGGCTTGCGCGCCGCTCCGCGATCTAGCGGCCCGGTGGGCGGCTGAAGACGCTGCGGCGGCCTCCCACGGCTCGGGGGTCTATGAGGCGGCTTCGACCGGCGATCCCGGCCACGCGGCCCGGTTCGAGATCAAGGTCTAGGGCAGACCAGGGGAGCGGTTGACAACCGCCGCTCCCCGAGTGTACCCTAGCAACGGAAGAGGATAGAGCGATGACCATTCAAGACCAAGGCGGGCTGTTCGACCTCCATTTCAGCGTCGGCAAGTGGCGCGTCCATCTCCTCTGCTTCAAGAGCTTTAAAGCCTGGAAGTTCGGCGTCGGCGTCGGCTCCAAGAAGTATCCCGGCTTCTTCTCCAACGTCGGCCCGATCCTGTTCGACGTGATCGGCTACTGGAGCACGCGCGCATGAGCAGCTCACCCTATTTCATCGTGTCCTGGCTGCGCTGCGACGGCGGAGCCCACGAGACCACGTTCATGGGCTTCAGCGCCGAGACGTGCGCCCTGCGCTTCTTTGCCGAGCTGAAGGAGCATCCGAAGTACAACCGATGCGCCCGCGTCATCGAGCGTCATTCGGCGCAGAACCCCGCCCACCCCACCCAGCCCGACGTGACCTTCGATGAGGTTGCCAGCTTCGGCCTGGAGAAGCGAGAGGAGCTTTAAAGCGATGAAGCTGATCTATCAATATGCGGACGGTCGGCGCTCCGAGGACGCGGGAGACTTCCACGCCTACGCCAAGGCTCTGGACGCGGCCCGCATCCACTTCAAGTTCAAGGGCCACCCCGGACTGGTGGCGGCCTACCTGCGCGCCGACAGCTACGGCCCCATCAAGGAGCGGTTCGTCCGCACCTACCTGCCTTCGGAGACGGAGCCGGGGCATATCAACGTGCTGACCGGCTATCATCCCGTGCCCGAGCCGCAGACCGTCGTGCCCGGCCTTCTCTGGCCGAGCGGGGCCTATGCGCCGGAGTGGGCGCGGACGGGCTACCTCTCGCCGCGTGACCGTACCGACTGGCGGGATATGCCCGAGGTTCCGGGTGACCAGATCGTGCAGCTCACGCAACGCGCCTATGACCACGAGATCGACGAAGCCGACCGGAAGGGCTACAACCGTGGCTTTAAAGTCGGCATCGCCCATCGCAATCGTGAGCGCGCCGCGCAGCTCCGCCGTCAGGCCGACAGCCTGGAGCGGGTCGCGGACCTCGCGCCCGACCCCCAGCTCTACGCCTATCAGGAGGCGGCCCGGCTGTTCTTCCTGCGGGACTGGGGCAACCACGAGGACAAGGCCCGGCTGAGCTACACCGCGCCCCTCAACCGCAACTACCTGCCCGGCTCCGTGCGAGCGGGCGTCAACAGAGGAGATGGATAGATGAGCGCATCTGATACTTTAAAGGGCGTGCTGGCGCTGTTCAAGCGCGCCGACCGCTGGGCGAAGGGGTTCTATGCCTTCAACAAGAGGGGCGACCGCATCAGCGCCAGCCACCCCGACGCCTCATGTTTCTGCCTGCGCGGCGCGGTGCAACGCGCGGTCGGCCCGTCTGGCGGCTGGGCTTCCATCGACCTCGCCGAGCGGTTCATCTGTCAGGCTCTCGCCAAGCCTGGGGAGCGCCCGGAAGCGGTCTCCATCGCCAACTGGAATGACAAGCCGGAGCGGACGATCAAGGAGGTCCGCGCCGCCGTCCGCAAGGCCCACCGTCTGGCCCTTGACAGCGAGCGCGCGGCGGCCTAGGCTACCCCCTTCGACGTGTGCATGACTTGGGCTCCCCCGCGTCAAGACCGGTCCCGCAAGGACTAGGCGGCGTAGGGGAGCCCTCTTTTTAGGAGCCCCCATGTTCGACACCCCGACCGACGAGCAAGCGTCCTGGCAGTACAAGGCCATTGTCGCCACGCGCGGCAATCAGACCATGCTCGGCGCGATCTTCCTTCAGATCATCGGGAAGTCGGCCAAGCACCCGCCGCAGATCGTGGGGACGGCCAGCGTGGACGAGGACGGGGCGCTCTGGACCATCCTCCGCAAGCAGCACGGCCTGGAAGTTGCCGAGGGCATCGTGTGCCTGGGCTACCTACACGAGATCGTGGACGAATTCCGCAGGCTCGCGGATCATTTAAAGCTCGCGGATGACGAGCGCATCGAGCTGTTCACCGAGCTTCGCAAGTGGGTTGCCGTGGACCTCCGCGCCGACCACACCGAAATGGCAACAGCCGGTCAGACCCTCCACTAGGGCAGGAACCACAGGAGGCTCGGGCCAACGCCCGTGCAATAGGCCTCCAGCTTCGTCCGGCTGAGCTTCGCTAGCACCTTCTCCTGACGCCCGACCAGGGTCGCCCGTGCCTCTTCGGTCAGCTCCGGGTTCGCCCGGTTCACCATGTCGTAGGCCAGGACGTTGGTCGAGACCCCGTTCTCCACTCCCACCGCCGACAGCTCCCGGAGGATGCGCCCAATCTCGACGGGCTGGAGTGTGTCCTGGACGCGGGTCAGGTCGCTGTAGTCTTTAAAGGTCACAGGCTGGAGGACCATCTGCCCGCCAATGTCCCGACCCTCGAAGCACCACGGCTCCTCACGCTCGGGGGCGTCCTTCTGCCTGACGCACCGCACGCTCACCGCGCGCAGGCCCTTGTTGCGGGAGACCTGGAACGCCGCGTCGCACGCACCCTCAAGGGCGTTGGAGCCGCGCATGCCGCGCCCCTCTTCCTTGCCGGTGTGGTGGATGACCAGCACCGCGCATCCGATCTTGGTCTTGATGGCGTCGAGGAAGGAGACCATCATCCCCATGTCCCGCGCGTCGTTCTCGTTCAGGCCCACCGCCGTCCGCGCCAGGGTGTCGATGACCACGAGCTGCGGCTTGACGGTCTCCAGCTTCTTGCAGAACGCTAGCTTGGCCTCGTCGTCGGCGGCCCACGGCGCTTCGTCCATGATCCAGAGGGGCAGATCATCGCCCACTCCGTTGGCCTGTTGCCACGCGAAGAGGCGTTGCGCGATCCCATTGGCACCCTCGCCCGCGACGTACACGACGCCGGTCCCAAGCGCGGCCAGCTCGGCGGCCCAGCGGATGGCGAGGTAGGACTTTAAAGAGCCCGGAGGGCCGAAGAGCACGCTGATCCCGCCGGACGGGAAGAGGTCGGGGATGAGCCAGGAGGGCGGGGGCCGCTTCCGCAGCTCGCCCGGCGTCCACAGCTTGAACCGCTCGCGTTTGGGGCGGGCCGCAGGCTCCTCCTCGGGAGGTTCTTCTTCGCCCAGATCAAGCGTGTCTAGGACTGATCCGAACGCCTCCTCTGAGGAGCCTGCGGCCCATGCGCCCGCCTCGTTCTGGGCGTAGCGAGCTGCGTTTTCGACCTTGCACGCCAGCTCATCTTCGTCCCATGGCGGTACGCAATGGGGGTTCCAAAGCTCGGTCAGGAGCGCGGCGGTCGTCTCTTCGGAGACCCCCAGGTTCATGACCTTGCAGGAAATTACAAACGTAAATTGGTCGCCCATGTGCCCCTCGACCGCCACGTCGCCACGGGCAACGCTATCGAGCAGGAACTTCCGGGCGCGTGCGACATTCTGCGGCTGGTCCAGATCGTGGCCGACAGACTTGGCATGCTCGCGCTTTAAAGCTTCAAGGAACGCCCCCACTTGTGGGTCAAGTTCCACAGCATCTCGGCTATCGAGTACAGTATAAGGTGAGCCGTTGACGACGGAAGGGGGTACAAGGGCGTAAGAACCGACCCCTCGTGTATCAATGTGTACTCCAAGCTTGCTTTGAGTAGCTGGGAGGATACCACGATAGTAAAGGTGGACCCCACCTCGCGGAGTGCGTACTGTGTAGGTCTTGGCCATCCGAACATGGTCATCTTGCCACTTCTCCCACGCGTCCATCCCCTCTTGGCCGTCGAGGTCGATGATCCCTAGGCCTACAGTATGGGGAGAGAACGCGATATTATAGCGCGGGTTCTCCGACCACCAGCGATCAATAACCGCAAGATCAGTCGAAGCATCGTGAAATCCGTTCTCGGTCGCAGGCTGCTTTAAATCCACCTTACACGGGAACACGGGGACGCCATTGCTGGCGAGACGGCGTGCTTCGGCGTGGAGGTCTGATAGTGGCTGCATGTTTCCGCTTGACGGGTGTCCTAGACCGCCTTAGAAAGCACCCTTCACCACACGTTGTCAACCCCAGGCAGGAGACCACGATGACGAAGAACACCCTGAAGCAGCAGATCAAGAGCGGCTACGCCCTGCGGGCCGTGAGGCAAGCCGAGGCCATGGCGGGGCACACCGTCAGCCAGCACTTCAGCCCCGGCGGCTTCCGCCTCCTCGCGACCCCCGCCCGCCGACATAAGCGGGACCGCCAGGAGAGCAAGGCACGCGCCCGCTGGATGGCCCTCTACCGGTTCTTCCGGCCCGAGAGCCTGCACGACGGCGAATACAGCTTGGGCCTTTAAAGCCCAGTGCAGCTAGACTACAACCCCAGCTCCCGCACTTTCCTCCTCCGGGTGCCCCGTACTGCGGGCGCACCGGACGTGAAGTCGCTCATGACCGAACACGGTCTGGACTTCTCCGCGTCCGCCTCCAGGCCGGGGGAGGCCGTGCTGTTCACCAAGCAGCCCTACGCTGCGGTGGCCTTCTATCAGTACGCGACCGAGCGCGCACAGGCGCAGCTCATCGGGCTCCAGGGCCAGATCGACGCGAGCTGGGCGAAGGAAAGCCAGGGGCATATCAAGGTCCCCGACGACGAGGAGCTTGCCCCCTTCCAGATCGCGGGCGTCGAGTACGCCCTGCAACGCCAATGCACCCTGTTCGGCGACGTGCCCGGCCTCGGGAAGAGCCCGGAGGCCATCGCGTTCTGCAACGAGATCGGGGCGAAGCGCGTGCTGGTCATCTGCCCGGCGAACATTCGCCTCCAGTGGGTCAAGGTGATCCGGCGGTGGACGACTTTAAAGTTCCCCTACACGGTGTATCCCATCGTCCACGGGCGGCACGGCGTCCACCCCTCTGCGAATTTTACAGTTGTAAGTTACGACCTCGCCAGCTCGCCCGCGATCTGGAAGGCGCTCGCCAAGGGAACCTACGACGTCCTCATCATCGACGAAGGGCACTACCTCAAAACGGTGGATACAAAGCGCACTAGGGCAGTTTTCGGGGGAGGCATGCACCCGGTCGCCGAGGCCCTCTTCACACGGGCTGATGCGATCCTTGCTCTTACGGGTACTCCCCTGCCGAACCGCCCGAGAGAGGCTTATACGCTAGCGCGAGGCCTCTGCTTCGACAGCATCGACTGGATGAGCGAGGACACCTTTAAATCCCGCTTCAACCCCTCCCGCCGGATCACGACGGAGAAGGGGAAGGTCTTCATCGACGAGCGAGCTGGCCGCCACGGCGAGCTGCAAGCCCGGCTGCGGTCCAACTTCATGGTGCGCCGGGAGAAGTACGGCCCCAACGGCGTGGGCTACCAGCTCGGCATGCTCCAGATGCCCCAATTCGAGGTGATCCAGGTCGAGGAGAACGCCGCGATCAAGCGCGCCCTCCAGGCTGAGCGCCTGCTCGACATCGACCCGGAAGAGCTGGAGGGGGCCGACGCGGAATGCCTCGGTCAGGTCGCCACGGTGCGCCGCCTGATGGGCGTCGCCATGGCCCCGCTCGCTGCCGAGTACGTGGACATGCTGCTCGACGGGGGCGAGGAGAAGATCGTCCTGTTCGCCCACCACCATCAGGTGCTCGACATTCTGTGCAAGGAGCTGGCCCCTTGGGGCGTGCTGCGGATCGACGGCAACACGTCGCAGGCCGGGAAGCAGCGCAACGTCAACGCCTTCATCTCGAACCCCCGCATCCAAGTGCTGGTGGGGAACATGATGAGCATGGGGACGGGCACGGACGGGCTCCAGGAGGTAGCGCACCGAGCGGTCTTCGCCGAACCCGACTGGGTGCCCGGCGTGAACCAGCAAGCGGTGGATCGCTTGGATCGCGGCGGCCAGCAAGCCCAGGTCCAGGCCGACTTCCTCGTCGCGCCCGGTTCCTTCATCGAACGCATCCTCGCGTCTGCACTGAGGAAGCACCAGAATACCCACAAGTCTCTGGACCGGAGGCTTTAAAGTGACAGTAACGCTGGACGATTGGCAGTACGATGAACTGATCTACCAGCTACAGAAAGCTCACGAACTGCTTGACAAGATCGAAATGCGCCGCTATTGCAGCATCTCACCCCAGGCAAAGGAGGACCAAAGCATGGGACAGATCAACGGACTTACCGTCCGCTTCTCGGACGGGATCAAGACGGCGGACTATGCGCCTCCCCGCCTCTACGACATCACGGCGAACGTCACCCTCAACGATGACGACCACGCGGACAGCGTGCTCCTCGACACCCTGACCCGCATTCGCCGGGCCGGTGACGCGGCGCTGCGCGGCAAGACCGCTATCGAAATCCCCGAGCCCACGGGCGCTCTCCACGCGCCGGACCCGGCTGCGGTGGAAGGTGAAGCTACTCCCCCGGCCCGCCGGAAGCGCCGCACCGCCGCTGAGATCGCGGCTGACGCTGCGCTCGCCAAGGCCGCCCATCCGAAGGGCGAGGTGGACCCGGCGGCCATCGTTGAGGACGAACCCGACGCCCCTGAGGACGACCCGGCCAACGCCGTGGACGACTTCACGGTGGACGGCGAGACCCCCGGCAGCGAGGACTTCGCGGTCGAAGGCGAAGTCGAGGAGATCACCGACGCCGCACTGAACGCCGCCGTCCAGCGGAAGAATGCGGAGCTGAGCGACCCGGAGCTGATCCGGGGCCTCATCAAGAAGTACAACCCCGACCCGACGAAGGCCTTCCAGCTCCGGGAAATCCCCCCGGAGAAGCGGGCGGACTTCATCACCAAGCTCGGCGGCCTGACGAAGGCCGCCTGACACCCTCCCTTGCCTGGGAGATCGCTGGGCACCCAGCGGCCCCACCCCGTCTAGAGGCTATTGCAGCCGACGAAGGAGGGGGTGGGGCACCCAGGCCGGGCAACCGATTGGAAGCGTAAACCGGAGGAGGGTCATGGACCTCCCGAGGAACAGCCAGTGCCCCGCTAGGCCCGAGGGCAAAGTCTCCCACCTCCTCGCAGACGTTGAGGTGAACATATCGGGCGGAGAGACGAGAGACGAGTTGGGGCGGACGCGGCCCCGACGCTTTAAAGAAGGACCCAGGCAATGGACCAACCAGATCACAGCAAGCGCGAGCACTCGCCCCTCGGGGCCTCGGGTGCGGAACGCTGGATGAACTGCCCCGGCAGCGTGTCCCTCCTGCGCGAGCTGAAGCTCCCGGAGAGCGACGAGCCGGACTACCGCCGCGAGGGCACGGCCATGCACGAGGCCGCCGAGCATTGCCTTAAGGGCGGGCTCGACACCTGGGAGATCGTGGGCGAGACCTTCAACGAGACGAAGATCGACGCGCCCATGGCGGACGCGATCCAGGTCTATCTCGACAGCGTGCGGAAGGACATCGACAAGGCGTCCTGGTGGCAAGTCGAGTACCGCATCAGCTCGCCGGTCCACCCCGACTTCTACGGGTCCGCTGACCTCGCCGCGCTCATCCCGATCCGCAACCGCCTGCTCATGGCCGACATGGGGAAGGACCCCAGCGAGTACCTGCTCGTCACCGATCTGAAGGGCGGCGAGGGGATCATCGTCGAGCCGGAAGAGAACCCGCAGGGCATGTACTACGCCTTCGGCGTGATCGACCAGATCGAACGGTCGAGCGCCATCGTCTTCCGCGACGACCTCCGGGTCTGCATCCGCATCGTGCAGCCGCGCGCCTTCCATCTGGCCGGGCCGATCCGCGAATGGTGGACCACGGTCGGCGAGCTGAAGGAGTGGGTACACTCGGTCCTCGTGCCCGCCATGGCGAACGCCGAGATCGACAACACCCTTGACGCTGGCCCCTGGTGCCGCTTCTGCCCGGCGAAGCTGGTCTGCCCGCTGCTGACTGGGCTCTTTAAAGCCGCAGCGGTGGCCAACCCAGCCGAGATCGTCAACTACTCGGACGAGAGCCTGGGCCGGAGCTGGCGCTACCGCGAGGCCGTCAAGTTCTACCTGGGCGCGCTGGACGCGGAAATCTTCCGGCGGCTCAACCACGGCCACACGTTCGAGGACGTGGCGAAGCTGGTGCCGAAGCGGGCGAACCGGGTGTTCAAGCCCGAGGCCCCCGAGCTGGCGAAGAAGAAGTTCGGGGGCGACGCCTTCACCAAGCCGGAGCTGAAGAGCCCGGCGGAACTGGAGAAGCTCGGCCCGGACGCCAAGGAGTTCGTGAAGGAGTACGCGTACATGCCCTCCACCGGCCTCACCGTGGCCCCATGGGATGACCCCAAGCCCGGCGTGCGGGTGGAGACAACCGAGGAAGCCTTCGGCTCTGTAGTGGAAGCCCTAGGCCTTGCAGAAGGAGCGAGCGAATGACCCGTCTTGTGAACGAGCAGCGGAACCAGATCAGGAGAGCGATCCTCGCCGAGGTTCCGAAGACCGACTACGTGGAGCAGATTAGGAAGGCAGCTTTAAAGCTCGCCGTCTTCGAGCTGCCCGCTGCCGCCAAGCGGCTGTGGGAGGACACGACCACGCGCGGCCTGCTGGACACCCACTCGATCTACTTCAACTACGACACGAACCGGCGGAGCTACGCGGCGAGCGTCAGCATTCCCGGCTTCGAGAGCCGCCACGACGCCATCAAGAGGGACCCCGAGATCGTCGAGCTGTGCCGCCTGCACGAGGAGCAGGAGGACAAGTTCACAACCCTCGACCGCGAGCTGCGGAACAACCTCGCCAGCGTCAACACGCACGAGGCCTTCGTGGAGCGGTGGCCAGAACTGGCGCGGTTCCTCCCGGACGGCAGCGAAGCCAAGGTCGCCAACCTGCCCGCCACGACGGCTCTGATCGACGGCCTGCGGGCCGCCGGGCTGGAGCTTGACAAGGCCGCCTGACCCGCGTAGGGTCGCCTCGTTCCCCGAACAGGGGTAGTACGCCAGCCCGCTTCGGCGGCAACATAGGAGACAGCAATGTCTGAAGAGAGCACGGAAGGCCGGA